ACTTGTAGGCCAAGGCTGGGAGACCACCGACTTACCTGCGACAATACCGCAGGCCATTATCGGTACCGCTGCTGCTGAAGCTTACGGGTTACTTGCGCTCGAAAGTGGTCAGCGTTTGCTTCTTGAAAACTCAAACACATTAAGACTGGAGAACTAAAATGAAGAATAAATTCATTGCGGCTTTTCTGCTTCTGGTGCTGCTGCCGTTTACAGCACTTGCCGCAGACACGAAAGTAACTGCCTTAACTGCCGACACTGCGCCTGACGGTGCTGACCTGCTCATGACCGTTGACGATGTGGCGGGTACGCCCACAAGTAAAAAGGTCACGATTACAAATCTGTTTGCCAATGCTGCTCAAGTGATTCTGGGATCTGTCGCAGGTCAGGGCACTCCTTTTATCTTTGAGGGCGCTACGGCTGATGGATTTGAAACGTCGTTTCTTGTTGCTGACGCGGCTGCGGATATTAATGTTACGCTGCCAGCCAGCACGACCTCGGCTGGGGTTATGCTCACCAGCTTAACTACGAATCAGGTAGACGCGGCAAATTCCATAACGGGAACTTCCAATGGATTCATTGCAGAAGGTGCAACCGCTGACGGGTTTGAAGGAACACTTTCCTTTGCAGATCCTACAGCCGATTACACTTTGACGGTTCCAGCCTTGCCCGCTGCCGCTGGAGTTTTAGTTACCAGTTTAACCACGAATGCGGTTGACGTGGCGAACTCTGTGACTGGTACTTCTAACGGCTTTATTGCTGAAGGAGCCACAGCCGATGGAAATGAAACCACGGTAGCTTTTGCTGATCCTGCTGCGGACTTCACTCTGACAATTCCTGCTTCTGCTGCGGCTGCTGCCCCACTGCTTACAAGCTTAACGACAAATGGCGTGGATGTGGCAAACTCGGTTACAGGAACTTCAAACGGGTTTATCGCGGAAGGTGCTACGGCAGACGGTTTTGAAATTACGACAGCCTATGCAGACGCTGGCGCAGACGCTACCGTTACAATCCCTGCAACCACGGGAACGGTTAAGCCGAGAGCGGCTACAACCGCGTTGACTGCTGATACTGCCGTAACTCTGACTGTCGTTAACAACTCAGTCAAGCTGTACACGGATACGATCACAACCGACAACCAAGATCAGACGATTACGTTTTCTGGTGCTGGTATTGTTGGAGATATCGTTGAAATTCTGTTCATCACAGACGCAGCGGGTTCTGCTGATGAAGTGATTACTTTCCACACCACGCTGACAAACTCAGCGGGAACTTTGACTCTTGCCAATTTAGCGTCCGGCAGATACAAAGTTGTCTTTGAAAGCGATGGAACAGTTTGGAATGAAGTTTCAAGAACAGCGGCCTTGTCCTAGACAATTTTTCCCAGAATCGGGAACAGAAAAATGGAGTTAAAATGAATACAGACATAAGAGAACCTAAAGAAGCAGGCGCGGCAGCACACGCCGCAGGGCATAAGCTTTTGATGATCGGTCAACCCATTACCGGAAACTGGATTCACAAGAAAACATATGCAAGCTGCATGAACGTGATTTCACCCATGCCCATGATTGAACTTTTGGTCAAGCATCAGGTGGCGACTGTGGTCCGCGTGATCAATGACTTTCCTATTGATTACAATCGGAACAAGTTCGTGGATGAAGCAATTGCAGCAGGCGCAGATTATTTGATGTTTATGGATATGGATCAAACGTTCCCCACGGATACGATTGCCATGTTGTTCGACCATATCTCAGATGAGAACCCCGTAGTAGCGGGAATGTATTTCTTGAAGAAGGAACCCTTTTCCCCGGTCGTGGGGCGGTATACCCCGTGGACTGAAAGTCTTTTCAAGAATCGTCAGCACCTTGAAAAGCAAGGCTTTGTACTTGACGACAGTACGCCAAACGGTCAGCAGCTTTTAATGTGGCAGTCAGTTACCTACTTTGACCGCAACAAGGGGCCGTTTTATGCGGATGTTATCGGTATGGGTTGTGTGCTTGTCAAGACTGATATATTTAAAAAGCTTTCCCGGCCCTACTTCCGGTACTCTTATGATCCAGAAAAGGGGGACGACACGTTGATGAAGCTGTCGGAAGATATGTATTGGTGCGCTCAGCTTAAAAAGGCTGGCATCCCAATTCTTATTGACCCCCGTGTGCAATGTGGACATTTGATGGACATGGAATCCAATGTGGATCTGTATGAGAATCATCGGGAAGCAGTTTTTGCTCACTTGAAGGCGAATAAGCGCCATGAGTATAATAAAACTAAAAAAGCAGTTCTTGATGTTCGTAGTGAACAGCAAGTACTTCCCAAAGAACAGGCCGCTGCTGCTTACCCCCACGCAAAGGAGAAGCCATGTCTCTCGAAATGAATAAAAAGAAAATACCGAAACACATTGTTGAAAATAAGATCACGCAAATGCAGCAAGGTTTTAAGACCGTAACAGGTCGTGAGCCAAGTAGACAAGAAGCCAAACGGTTGCGGGATCACGTAATTGACGTGGCCCACATGACCCAGAAAAATGGAGGAGTGCGGTGAATAAGTATCTTATCGTATTCTTTAATTATCAAATTCGTGAACAAGGTAGTGACGCTGTATTAGCTAAAACTGCTGAAGACGCGAAATACATGTGGGAAAATGATGTGGACAATGTCCATAAACATTTTACCCGCATGAACGCAATGGAGGCGTAAGGTGAAACAAGAACTTCTTAAGGACAAAGCGGGTACGCTGCGTTTCACTCCGTACATTGATAATCGTGCGGCTATTGCTTCCTCTGCTACGGTTGTCCTGAAGAAGCCCGGCGGCGAAAGTCTACAGGCCAGTACCGCAGCCACCGTCAATGGCACCACAGGCGAGATCACTTACAGTTTATCATCAACTTTAACCGCAACTCTGGATGAGAACTACATTGCTGAATGGACGTATACGGTTTCGGGTACAGTCTACACCTATGCCAGTCTATTTGATGTGGTGCTGCATAAGCTTGCAATCACAGTCATTGATGAAGACCTCATTAATGAACAGTCTGACATTCTGGAATTGGGGGAAGCGTTTGAAGGTGTAGTTGATTCCAGCACGGGCAGCACTTTGGTTGACGATGACCTTAAACAATTTGAAAACGATCGTTTCAATAACGGGCGTGTGGACGTAATCAATACCGCTAATGGTGCCCGGCAGATACGCACAGTCACAGATTTTGTTTCCAGCACTGGTACCTTAACCGTTACGCCGGACTGGGGCACTAATCCTGATACGACTTATTCGTATGTGGTACGGCGCAGCTTTAAAACCAAAATTGAAAAGGCATTTAACGAAATCATGGAAGACATTCGCGCACGGGGTAATCGACCGGCCCTGATTATGGAAAGCCATGATTTGCACATTGTTACCGTGAAGAAATCTCTTTCCATGATTTGTAAAGACCAGATTGCCACGGCTGAAGACAAATGGCATACCCTTTATAAAATCTACGAAGGGGAATATAAGGACAGCATGTCCAAAATGGTTTTCCAATACGATGTGGACGAAAGTGGCAGCATTGACGGAAACGATGAAAAGGATCAATACCCGTCTTTGAGGTTTAGGAGATGAGCTATTTCGCGATTCGTAAATACTTCATTTCTAGGTTAACTAAGCAGGGGCTTTCAGAGCACGGGGACATGGAATTTAAAAGTGATGTAAGTGTCACGAATAAATTCATTTTCCGAGTGCCGGAAACCCTCGGTGAAGGCCCGACCGATGTAAGCCGCTTCCATCCCAGAAGACAGGTGGAAATTCACTTGGCCGTGAAGCTGGTAGACAGCAAGGCACAGCAGGCTGACTATACGAATATGCAGTTAAAAATCGAACAACTGCTGAAGGAACTGCCTAACCCTACGAATTTTCAGGTTGCTGGATTTGGGCTGCGGCTGGTACGGTTCATTAGTTGTGTAGAAAATCTTGAATCATCTATAATGAAATTCACTTTAACCTTTGAAGTGGAGGACGAACTTACTTATGCTTAAGCCTGAGAAAGTAAAGTATAAAGGTGAATGGTATGAAGTATTAGAAGTGCAACCTGCTATCTGTAGCAACAATCCGGAAGTTAAAACAGCATACCGCGTAAGCGAAGCGGCTTGGATAATGAACACTGAAGTTGAAGAAGTGGAAAATGGACAAGACGATACACAAGCATCTTGATCGACGGGACGCGCTGCTGGACAAGGTAAAGGCAGAAATGCAGGGCGCTCAGGTGGATATTGATTTGGAACTGGTACTGGAAGACCCTGAATCAGCCTTACAACTTTTCGCCGAAGACCTAGCGAATGAGATGCTGGGAAGGTACGCCCGTATTTTTGTTGAAGAGGGCCGTACCTTCGCGCGTGATGTAATGGCAAAGCGCACCCCTATTGTCGTGGATAAAGGAAACGATCCAAATGCCAATAAAATTTAGTAGCGAACTGCGGTTTCGGCCAAACCTAAATCTCGACCTTACAGAAGAGATGAAGGAAGGGGCTGAGATTATTGCGAGTGAAATCCGGGGGAATATTAAGCGCGGCTCTGATCCCAGTGAATTGAAATCTCATCCGCTTAATGAACCCAAGTATGCACAGCGCAAGCTTGATAAGCTGGGGCATCAAAAGCCGCTAGTGGCTTTTCAAAGAAAATTAATTGATACGGGTAGTTACGTGATAAAGGTAATTAAGAGGAATAGTGTAGTTCTGCGGCTGTCAAATGCCAATCACCCAAAGTCAAAGGCAAGCATAGCCCAGATCGGGGCTTGGAATCACAATGGCACTGAAAACATTCCAGCCCGGCCCTTTTTTGCTGTATCTGAAATTGCCAGTAAGCGGGTAACATCTAAAGTTGCGGATAAAATATCAAGGTTGATTCGTGGCAAAATCTAAGAAAAAGAAAACCTTTGAACAGAGCATGCAAGGCAAGGCCAGCAAGGTATTCCAGGGCTTGCAAATCAATATACAGGCGCAAGCAGCACGAACGGCGCTGACGCTCAGGGAATTTATCGAATCCCAGAAAGCAGCGGGGGTAAGTGATTCACTTCTTCAACAAACCCTTTTAGAAGACCTGACCTCAGGAGGAAGAATATTTGGGGAGTTTAATCGTAGCCTTAACTTAAATGTTCAGGGGCGGCTGGGACAGCTTTCCAATGAAGCCACAAAAGTAGAACTTGGGGTCAGTGACGAAACTGAAATGATTTGGATCGCAGCACTGGTTGACACTTGTCCCGATTGTCTACCGCGACACGGCGAAGTTGACACGCTGAAGAATTGGGAACTAAGAGGGGAACCGCGTACAGGCTGGTCGGTGTGCCGCCTGAACTGTCAGTGTCAATTGATTGAGGCTGCTGATGCAAAAGGCAGAAAAGAATTAAAAGAACCACTAAAAAGACAAAGGAGAAACTAAGATGGCACTCGTTAACAATCGCACTCTCATTTTGGCAAAGATTGAAAGCACCTACGGCACTGACCCT